ATTTACAACTCTCCCGATTGGACCTTCAGGTCTAACGAATAACTATGTGTTACAAGAAGCTATTGGCGCTTATAGCGACGAAGCTTATACCAATGCTAAGAAATTATCTGGTACAGGCATTACTTCTTCTAACCCACAAATTGATACCAGCACAGAAACCTTTATTGGTCAAATGCGTTGGATGAAACCATTAAATCCAACCATTAACGTTGCGTCACTAACTGATGCTACCGATGGTACTAAAACAAACTATGATACTGACTACAGTACATACATTAAAACAGTTCGTACGCATGGTGCTGAAAAAGTAAACATGCAACAAATTGTAACACAACAAGACGGTTTAGCTAAAATTGGTCGTGACTTCGGCGAAACCCGCGCTCAAGACGAACACAATGCTATTCTATCTGTATTGAAAGGCGTTGCTGTTTCTGAATTGTTGAATGGCGCTGCTACTGGTTCAGGTGTAACTGGTCTTGGCGGTCAAACATTTACTAATGACCCTGCAGATAAAGCTTTTGGCTTCTATGCTGACTTAGGCGCAAACAAAATTGTAACTGGCAATGGTATTTCACCTGCTGGTGCTACTAACTATGCGTATCAAGGTGCTTCACGTGCTGAAGGCTTCTTGAATGCATTTGGTATGGCATTTAAAGATTATGAACCAGAGTGGGCATACTTAGTTGTGTCTCCTGAAACTTTGGCTTCATTCCGTAGTGCAAACTTCGTTGATGAAACAACTGTTGTTGATGGTAATATTAACTTTAACACAATCTTTAATGGCAAATTCCGTTTAATCACTACACGTGCTAACCAATCATTGTCCTCTGCTGAATTAGCTAAAATCAATGGCGGTGCTGGTATTGACGTAGTTGGTACCAAAACTTCATTCATCGTATTGCCTGGCGCAATCGCTATGGAACAATTAATGGTTCCTGATGCAACTGAAGTTTACCGTGATGCTAACAAATATAAAGGTGGTGGTACAACTTCTATTTGGAATCGTTGGGGTTATGTATTGGCACCTGCTGGTTACGACTGGAATGGTTCTAAAACTGCATTCCCATCTGATGCTGATTATATGGGTGTTGTTGAAGGTGGTGTTACCAAAGCACTTACTGCAGCTTCAGTTATTGCTAGCACACGCGGTGTATGGACACGTAAAACACAATCTGCGTTATCATTAGGTATCTTACCTGTATTCCATTCTTAAGGAGTAAGTCATGGCACTAGTTAAAGGTGTTAATTCAAATGCTACCGTAACTGAGGCCAATACTTATTTTGAGAACAGACTAGATGTGGCAGCATGGACTGACGCTCCTGATCTTCAGAAAGAACAAGCTCTATGTACTGCTACATTTATGTTGGATGAATTGGATTGGATCGGAGTAGCTACAGATTCAACACAATCACTAGCTCATCCTCGTAAAGATGGTGAATATTTTGATCCTAAACTTGGTATACTTGTTTCTTTGGTTTCTACTGTTGTTGATGTAAGAGTCACTAAAGCTACTTATGAGCTGGCTTATCATTTATTAAATAATGATGGACTCTTAGATAATACAGGCTTAATTAAAGACTTAGAGCTTAGCGGTATTAAACTTAGTGTTATTAGACCTGCGGATAAAATTCCTATGGTTGTAAAGACACTTATCAAACCATTACTCCGGAATAGTGGTAAGAGAACATGGTGGAGGGCTAATTAATGGCTTATAATTCATTAATTGGTGTCCAGCTAAATAAAGCATTTAATGCAGCTAAGGACTTAGCTATTGAGGCAGTGTTTACAAAGACAACTTCTTCAGAATTTGACTTTAGCACTGGTGAAGTTAATGATACAACTATACCTTCGATAACAACAAAAATAATTATTACAAAAACGTCTAAAACTCCAGAAGCGAAAACGATGACTATTATGTTTAAAACAAAAGAAGTTGGATCGTTTTCCATGACTGACCATGTGTATATTGGTAATGATAGATGGCATTTTGGCAATGTGATTACTTCAAACAATCACATTTCAGTTGTTGAACTTTATCATGAGATCTAATTATGGGTAAATATGAATTATTAGAGAAAGACGTTTACTCAGTATTTTCATCTAATGAATGGAAAGCTGAAAACATAAAAACATTCCCGACAAATTTCGTAGTTATGAATACTACTAATGATGAATTTATTCGCGTATCAGTGATACCTAGTGGAAAACCTATAAATAGATACTCATTAGCAGGCATTCTCATAATTGATATTTTTATAGCTGCAGGCTCTGGCACAAGACGTGCTATGGTGATAGCAGATACCTTAGATAGATATCTTGTCGATCAATCTAAGAAAACGGGTACAGGAACGACTCAATTTGGTATTAGCAGTTTGGTTCATAATGGACCAGATAAAGCTTTACCAGTTATTCATAAAAGTACCTACACAATTGATTTTAACTTCTACGGAAGTTCTACTTAAATTTAAAGGGATTAAAAATGGCGGCTAATCATATTAGTTCTATCAGCAGCGCAATGTTTACAAATTTGTGCATGACTACTGCAACTCAAGCAGCGACAGCATTACCGACAGTTGATGGTACTACAACTAATATTTTCAACAATACAGCTAACTTTGTTGAAATTCGTAACATTAAAGAATTTCCTGCAATTGGTACACCTGCGAATATTGTTAAAGTTCCTGAATATGGTTCAGAAACTTCTTTCCAAATTCAAGGTCAAGCTGATGCGCCTCAAATGGAAATTACTTTAAACTATGTGCCATCTGAATGGCAAGGTAACGTACTCTTAGGCACAACTGCCAAAGTAGGCGGAAAAGGTTTATACATGTTTAGATTTGCATTGTTAGCAAAAGCACCTGGAGATCTATTAGAAGGTTTTGGTGGTGTTCAAAACTCTTGCTATTACTTCTTAGGTAAATTAGAAGCTTTAGAAGTAACTCCTAGTTTAACTGACGCAATGACCGCTAAATTGACTATTTCAGTACAATCGTCAATTAATGGCGCATTTTCAAATTAAGGAGTGAATAAAAATGGCACATATTAAATCTTTAGGCGCAGCACGGTTTGCAGACCTTTCCATGTCTTTATTAACAACTGCAACTGCTACCGAAACAGGCGCTTCAGCAATTACGTACGCTAATCTAGAAACTATTGTTTCAAAATTTGCTACTACACCTACAGGCAGTGGTGTTAATGGTTCTAATAACACAGCACTTGGAACAGCTTTAACTGCGGTTGGTGTAACTGGCGCTAGCCAAGCATTATTTTCATCTGAAGTAGTTAGTGCGGATACAATTAATGCTCCAGCTTTGGCTGCTTCACCTAAATATGTAAGAATTAGACATATTAAAGAATTTCCAACAATTGGTACACCTGCAAATATTGTTAAAGTGCCTAATTATGGTAAGAAAAACTCTATCCAAATTCAAGGCCAAGCTGATGCTCCAACAATGGAAGTGACGCTTAACTATATTCCTGCATTGTGGGCTGATGGTAATGTCTATGGCGGTACAGATGCAGCAACTTCTAAAACATTTGCTAAAATTGGTGATGGCCGTGTTTATATCTTCAGATTCTCTTTATTAGATACTAGACCAGAAGGCTATGATGCAGAAGTTGATGCTTCAGGTGATGGCGACGCTATTGGCGGTGATGGTTCTACTTCATTGAATCAAGTTGAAAATACAAGCTATTACTTCTTAGGTAAATTAGAAGCTTTAGAAGTAACTCCTAGTTTAACTGATGCAATTACAGCTAAATTAACAATTGCTGTACAATCAGAAGTTTATGGTGCATTTACTGTAAACTAATTTAACTTTCCTCTTATGAGGAATGCGTAGCAGCTGGCGCAATTAAAACACCAAAGCTGCGTTTAATTAAAGGATAATTATGGCACAAGATAAACCATTTAGCTTAGAATATGTGGTTGGCATAACTGTCAAACATATGTTAAAAAGCATAGATATTAGCATTAATAAAACATTCGAAAGAACGAAAGACGATACTTTGTCTCCTGAAAAGAAAACAGAGGCTTTCGAAACACTCTCAATTTTACATCAAATGCGAGCACAACTAGATGAACGCAAAATTAATCAAGGTAAGTAACATGTCAGAAGCAAAAGGTATCAAAGCTCTTGTTGGTCAACGTATGACTAAAACAGTTAAATTTTTAACCGGAGATGTTAAAATCTCTAAATTGACCGTCTCTGAAGTTTTAGAAATTCAAAATAAAGCTAAAGATGCAGATAAAGATGAATCAATTGGTTTGGAATTAATTAAAACAGTAATTCGTTCTGCTGTAGAAGGCGGTACTGAATTAGACGATAGCGAATTTGATAATTTCCCAATGGACGAATTATCTAAATTGTCTAATGAAATTATGAAATATTCTGGTCTAGGACAAGATGCGGGAAAGTCTGCTTAGGCCCTGAAGAACTACCTATATTTGAGTTAGCCTTTCATTTGAAAATGCCTGTATATAAAATATACGAAGATATGACATATGAAGAGCTTTTAGGCTGGTTTAGTTATTTAGAACAAAGGCCTATTGAATGGCGAGCAGACGACAGAGCTGCAAAGCTTATTCAAGTACAGGGAGTTAAAGAAAAACCTTGGCAACTTTTTACTTCATTAGATGCTATTTATAATCCAAAATCTAATCAAGATAAGGAAGAAGGCGAATTTGATCCTAATAGTTTCAAACGTTCTGGATTCTTCCAACAATTAGCTAAGGCTTCTGGTGGCGAACAATTATTAGGAAAGTAGATGTCTGTTAAAGTTAATATAGATCTTTCTAAAGAGCTTTCTAAAGAAGGTGAAAAAAGAAAAAAGATCGAAATGGAAAAACTAGTTAACTCTTTAAGAGATGCTACTCCTGTTGATACAGGACGTGCCAGAGCTGGCTGGAAAGTTGAAGAAAATAAAATAATTAATGATGTGGAATACATTGATGAATTGAACGCAGGCTCAAGCAAGCAAGCACCTTCACATTTTATTGAAAGAACACTACTAGCGAATCGAAACGTAAGTAGCAACGGTACAATAGTTGTACCAAAATAAAAGATGATCATACCCCTTTATTAATGCCTGATGGTGTTGGTAAAGGGTTTTTAATGGAGATTTGACAATGTCGGGTATCGTAATTGATGTCGAAGCTAATACAAGGAAAGCGCAGAAGAATCTAGACGAAGTAAATGTTGCAGTTAAAAATATCTCATCAAGTGTAGATGGGTTGACTAATGGATTTAAAAATGCTTTTGTTGCCCTTGGAACAGCATTCACAGCGGGTCAATTATTTGACCAATTTAAAACAATTACAAGTGATTTACAACAAGTAGAAAATCAAATAGCACTTGTAACAGGGCGCTCATATGAGCTATTAGAAGTTCAAAGAAAACTAAGAGATGTTTCAAAAGAAACATACGCATCATATTCAGATACTGCTTCTGTATTTGCTTCTTTTGGCAGATCGATGGGAGATGTTAAAACATCTTCAGCTGATTTGTTAAAACTCACAACTACTATACAAAAAGCTATTGCAATTTCTGGATCAAGTCCTGAGGCCGCGAAAGCCGCTATTATACAATTAGGGCAAGGACTTTCAGCAGGTGCATTGAGAGGTGAAGAGTTAAATTCTGTAATGGAGCAAACTCCGCGTATTGCAAAAGCTATTGCAGACAGCATGCACTTAACCTTAGGCGCAATGCGGTTACAAGCAGCAGAAGGAAAATTAACAACTGAAGTTCTAGTAAGGTCTTTTAAAGAGCAAGCTAAGGTAATTGATAAAGAATTTAATAACGTAATACCTACAGTTTTATCAGGGTTAACGCGAATTACTGAAGAAGCTGAATTAATTGGAAATTCTTTTGCAAAGGGCTTAGGCGCAATTAATCTGACTGGGCAAACTCTCAGTAAACTGGCCGATACATTAGGTACTACAGCCGATTCTGCATTTATTATTGGCGCTAGCATTACTAGTACTTTTAAAAATATTTCAAATTCACTAGAATACAGTCTTGCTGCTACTATCATAAGAGTCAAAAGACTATTTATGGCTTTTTCAGGAGCATTAGTTGAAACAGGAATTGCAACGTTCATCTCTAATACTGCAGAATTGCTTACTGTTTCTTTTAACAATATATTTGGCGCATACGAACGAAATAGGATTAGACTAGGTAAGTTGATTAAAGCGCCAATAGAAGGCAATTTATTCTCAAGAATTTTTGCTTTTCCTGCAGGGGCGCTCAAACAAAACTTTACAGATATAAACGATTTATTAACTCTTGAAGTTAAAAGAATGGGGATTGACTTTAGAATAAAAGTAAAATTCCTAACTAAAGTATTTAAATTTGCAGGACAAGATCTCTGGTTGGCATTCTCAGAAGGCGTTGCAGATGCCTCTAAAACAGTATTTAGATGGACTTCTACATTAGCATTTTTCAAATATAATTTTAAATTATTACTTGGCGATATCATTACTCTGGCTTCTGAGTTCTTAGCCGCTGCAGCTGTTTCATTTGATACAGATGGGATGATTAATAATTTCTTAAATGGATTTTCCCCAATATTAGGTACATTAAGTAGAATTTTTGCAAATGTATTAAATCTTGCAAGCAGCTTTATGGACACCCTTTATAAAGAATTGTCTAATTCTGGATTTGGTGCAATAAGTTCTATATTTGAACCTTTTGCTAAAATATTAAAATGGATTATACCTGTATCTTTAGACTTTTTATTTG